AAATTTAGATGATTGAACTTCTTTAATAATATTATCAGTTTTAAATATTTTTCTCGGTAGATAATATACCTCTACACCATACATTGTCAATTGTTCATTAATCAGATCTTGCAATAAAAATTGCTCACCTTTAGATCCCTGTAAAAAATAAGAATTTAATGCCATATTTTATCAACCTATAAGATCCAAAGGTGGTAATTCATATTCTAAAGACATTCTCTGTTTTATATCTTCTAATTCTCTTTCAGCATCTTCATAATATTGCCTACCATTTAATTCAATACCACCTGGAAGTTTTGTTCCTGTGAATTTCATCATATTTAATCCCCATTGTCTCTTAATTAAAATAGTAAGATATTTTTTCAAGAATGTATCATTATAAACACCAGTAAAAGTATTTGGATCTAATGCTCTATAACAATCTAAAATTATAAAAGTATCGGCATTTTCACTTCCCCAATCAATATCTAAATATAATCTATCTTGCCTTTTATTATATCTAACTTGCTTATCTGTAGTTAACATCATATCAATATCTTCTAGATATGATTTTGTCATTGAATAACTCAAAAGACCATTATATCCAAGATTAAAGGCAACATCATTTAAAAATAATTGATATTTAACACTAAACATACCATTAGAAATAGCACTAGTATCAAACTTAAATATTTTTTCTATACCAACTACAGAATCTGGAACTTGAATAAAATTAGAAGATTCATACCAATTAGAGGTAACAGTCCCCAAACCACTTACATTAGTAGAAGTTCCAGTAGTAGTTACAATACCAACAGTATTTGCACTACCATCTTTATTATTTGCCTTTCCCCTATCAATATCATCTTGAGTTAATTTATATTTAAGATACATTCTTTCAACACCATCAAAATGACGCTCATTAAATAATTGAATAGCATCATCTACTAAATCATCTACTTGATCATCATCAACATTAATTTCTAATACTGGTGCACCTAATTGCCGTAAACAATAATCTACTAGTCCTTGCCTAGTTGCTGGTTTTGCCATCAGAACGAACCTCCGTCAATTGCTCCAGATAATTCAGTAGCAGTTAAAATACCTGTTACTATGGTACCTGTTTGAGTAGTTTCCAGTTTCTTACCAGCACCACTAGTACCTCTCCAATATAACTCTACACTTCCATCAGTATTAAATACAGCACTATTTGCACCAGCTACATTTTCAATTACTACATCAGCAGCACCTTGAATTTTAAGATCTCCTATTCCAGCATCAGTAATATAACTATTACCACCATCATGATATATTTGCAAATCATCTGAAGTTCCCAAGGTCAATTTAGCACTATCATTAAGTCTAAAAAGATTTGATGCTTTAATCCAACTAGCATTATAAGATGCACCAGTAAGTGAAAAATCACCATCTACACTCAATCCAGTTAAAGTTCCAAGTGATGTAATATTTGATTGAACTGCAGTAATAAGTGTTGCATTAAGTCCACCAGATATTGTACCAACACCAGAAATTGCTAGTCCACCAGTAGCAGAAAAACCACCTACAGAACTAATAGTTATTCCAGTACCAACAGTTATAATATTATTATCACCGTCAAATGTTATACTAGATGATCCAATAGTCATCATACCAGAAACATTAACGTTCCCACCAATATCTAATTGGGCAATTGTACCAACACCACTTATATTCAGATTTCTACCATTAACTTCATCATATGTAATATCATCTTTAACATATAAATCACCACCAACATATAAATCGCCACCAGTTGTTACAATACCTGCAAGTGTAGTAACACCAGTTACATTAAGATTTTCTTGTAATATTAAACTTTTTAATATATTTACTTCACCATTAATATCAAGTAAAGCACCATTAAAGGTTGTTATTCCTGCAAAAACAGATCTACCACCAACATTCAAACCTTTAGCAACTCCAAGACCACCAGCAGTTACTACTGAACCTGTTATATTACTAACAGAATCTGTTGAATCATTAAAAGTAGTAATTCCAGATACAATAAAATTTGATGAAGTAAATTGATCCGACATTATAAATGATTCGGATGATGAGTTCCATACTAGAACCATCCCATTTTCAGTTTTACGTGATGAATTAACATCACTTAAGTTAACTAATCTTGTTGGAGGTGCTGATGCATTAGATAATACCCTAATTACATTTTGTGACCCAATTCTGTCGTTTATATTTGGCATTACCTTGTTACTCCACCTCGTACTAGTGCTGAACCTTCAATAGCTTTATATTCACCACCTTCCGCAGTACTCAGTTTTACATCATATACATATCTTCCTGGTTTTATACTAACTGTTGTCGCAGCAGTTAAAGATATGGATATAATTCCTTGTTCTGGGGAAGTGACAGTAGTTGCAAAGGAAACTGGATTAGCACTTGAAGAATGCTTTCTAAGCATTCCTGATGTAGATGCTCCAGTGAGATTTAAAAATGCATTAGAACGAGTATCCTCTAGTTGGAAGGATGTATCAAAATCAAATCCTTGCTCAATTACTATGTTAGATACATATACTGCCATTATTACTTAATATACTTTTAAATATTTATAATCTTTTATTTAACACTTCATATAACAGAGATTTTATTTCATCTATATCGGATCGTAGACGTTTAATTTCCTCTTGCTCTTCAATTTTTTTATTCCTTAAATTGATATATTGTTGATATCCTTGGGTGTCATGATTTACTATGGCACCCGATTTTTCATCTCTATAAAGATGTTTATGCCCTTCAACAGATAACATTATGCTAAAGCAATTGCTCTTAAATCTTTAAATCTAGGAGGATATGCTTCATTAGTTCCACTAATAACTATTTTAATTTGGAATCCAGTAAACTCATCTTCATCATTAACAGTAAATTCATAATCTAAAAATTCATTGTCTCTACTAGAACGAACAAAAACATCAGGTCTACCATTATTTAAATTTGGATCAATAACAATCTTTTCTACACCTTTATCTTCAAGATTATCATATCCAGGGAATAATTTATAAGATTCCTTAACTTCACTTGAATCTGGTTTTAATAACCTGTATAAAACCCTAAAGTCTGCAGATATATGTCTATATGCACTAACTATAACTTTCAATGAAGTTGATCCTTTTTCCAAATTCACTACTTGTGAAATATAACATGCTGCATGTGGATCACCACTTAATGCATTTGATCTAGAATCGATAGCATAATCAGTTATTGGATTATTTAATCTATTTCTCAATAATCTAAATGCCCCATTATCCAAATCTAATACTGGAGATAAAATAGAATTAGTAGTTGAGAAGTTTACATTTAAAGTAACTGATTTATTTCTAGGTAAATTAGTTAATCTAGTAGTTTCATCAATTCTTGAGCATAATAAACGAGGAGAAGATAATGTATTATGTTGATTAAATTCAACACTTTCAAATCCCTGGTCAATAAATGAAGGTTCTATACCACCCTCACTAGTTCCAGATACTGATCTTAACTGAGCATTAACTACAGTTTCAGTTCCAGGAATCATAACATTGAAAGAAGGATTAAATGTATCATATTGATAATTTTGTGTAGATAACACGCCATCACCACCACCAAAACTATTTTGAGTAAAACTTAACTGACCTTTACCAGAAGATCTATCTGGAAGATTAGTTCTTCCAGATCCTCTTAATGCAGTAAGATAATATGTATCTATTGTTTTAATATTATTTAAAGTAGTAGGTACTGTAGACATATCATGAGTAGTATTAATACCCGTTAATGATATATTATTAAATTGATATGCAGAAATAGAATTTCCATTAGAATGAGAATTTTGTAAAGAATCCCCAAAAGATCTTTCTCCTACACTAAGAGTACCTGTCCCAACATCATTATAATATATTATTTCATTACCAATTTTTGCATAACCACTAGTTGTTGAAATACCCTCAAAATTTGCAAATGTTGCAGTACTAGCGACAGAAATTGTAGTGCCAGTTAAACTGAGATCTGCAGTTAAAGTTGTTGGAACGGTATCGGGTTCAATATTTGATATAATAACTTTATTATTGTCAGCAACCATTCCATGATTATATTGATCAACTTTAATAATATTACCTTGATAAAGATCACCATTAACTGAAGAACTTGTTATAGCAGTTGCTGCTGCTCCTGTTGTATTTGTTCCATCATCGTTATAATATATCAAATAATTATTAGTGGTAAATGATTCCCCTTGAACATTTGATAAGTATAAAGTATCTAAACCCCAAGTATTTGTTACTGATATTTGAGCACCACTACCTTTTTTCATATTTGAAGTAGTGATTCCTAAAACATCACCGACAGCATATCCATTACCTGTTGCAGCAATAGCAACATTAGTAACAACACCATCTGTTACAGTTACGTTTCCAGTAGCACCAGAACCGTTACCCGTTATTGAATATAGTGGAATACCATTTGCACTATCACCATAATCAAATCCAACAGAAGTAATACCAAGACCCCCATTTTTAATTGGAGCACCAACACTTTCAATAAAACCTATTGCGTCTGCAGAAACTAATGGAGTTCCTGGTGCAGCAGCAGATACTTTTCTTCCAACAGTTAACTTATCCAATATATCTGAAGCATTATATTGAGCATCTTCTATAAGTGAAACTCCAACTTTTAATTTTCTTGAAAATGTTTCGATAGAATTTTTTACACTCTTAAAGTTAGTATTATCATACTCTAATGATGGATTATATAATGTTAATGTTCCATTGTTAACAAATGAACATTGATATAGAGTAAATTTAAGATCTTCGTACTGACTTGCAGTCCATATAGTTCCATTCTGAGACTTAAATAAACTTCCACCAATATATTGAATTCCAATTATAGATTGACTTTCCTTATCAAGATTTTTTGTCTCAATAGTAGGTTCACTCATTCTAGCACACCAAACTTTATAAGCATTGGTAGTTCCTGCTCTAAGAACTAAAGCATATTCAGTATTTGGTTCCAAATAAATTGGTGATGGGAATTTAATATTAGTTGCTATGGAAGCATCAGTAGAAGTTTTAATGATAGAAGTTCCAGAGGAATCTAATTGTTGAGGATCTAATTGAATTCTAGCAAAACCCTGTATCACTTGGTTTGTTGGAGTTCCTAGTTCAACCGTTACTATTTCAGCAGTTATTGGTTGGAAATCATCTTTTTCTGCAAAATATACATCTACAGAAGATAAGAACATCCCATCACTATCAGTAGTAAATGATTGTGCTAATGGATCACCGTGTTCTGGTTCTGGTTCTGGAGCTCTAACAGTAACCACAGTTCTACTAACAGTAGTTACAGTACCATTGGTACGATATGCTGCTTCTCCATGAGTTACACTCGCTGATGTATTATCTACATCACCAACTGCTGTAAGTTCATTAGTAGAAGAAGAAGTAAGTTTAAAAGTTTTTGTTCCATTATTAAATCTTAATACTGGTGGTGGAGTAATTAATGGATCTCTAATAAAGAATGATCCAGATAAAGCACCAAATTCATCTGAAATTAATTTAATCGGATTTCCTCCTTCTACAGTATAGTCTAATACTGCACTTGCTCCACTTGATTCTCCAATAAATTTCATTCCACTAGAAACTCTTCCATGATATTTTCCTTGAGCCTCTTCTACTAATGATGCAAGATCTACGTTTAATATTGTAGATGATTCAGTATATGACGCTGATATATTAACTGTTGGATCATATGGATTACTCGTATAGAATCCATCACATCCACCACCACTAGGTGTACCATAAGGACCTGATTTATGATTTGGTTGTGCAGCTCTAAACGTAATATTAGGAATAGTAGAACTATTAAAACCAAAACCTTTTATAGTTTCACCTATTGTAAATGATCCAGAAACCATCTTTATTTTTATTAGTTTTGGAACTATATCAATACCACTTCTTCCATCAAAGAATGGATAATATCTTGTTTTTGCTTTTAGACCAACAGCATCGAAAGCAACATTTCTAGACCTCATATGAGTATCTAATCTAGATCCAATTATTATATTCTCTTCAAATGTGTCATCAACAGCACCTGTTATGGTTCTTTGACCACCATCAATTATTTCAGTTCTAGTCCAATTATCAGATTGTGGAGTTATCTTAATATCGCAAGTATATACAACAACTGTAAATGGATTTACATTCTCCATATGACTTGCAAAAGCATTCTTAATATCTGATTCAACTTCACTATATCTTAAAGTTACTAAATCACCTGTTTTTTGCACATTTTCATCTATTAAATCTAAATTTTGAGAAAAATCAGCAGTTGAAACGTCATATGATTCTGCAATACCTAATTCTGGATGAAAAGCATATCTATCCAAAGGAACAAGCATTTCTTGTTGTGAAGGATCAACATCAACTTTATGATCTGGATTATCAAAATCCATTCTCTCAGCATCTTTAAAATCATCTACAAAAAAACCAGATTTAAATCTATCATTACCAGTAACATCTCTAATCTGTAAAGTTTTTGTATTTAACTCAAGCAAAGATAAACTTGTTACTGTTTCTAAATTAGAAATCCTATCATCTAATTTTCCAATATCCCTCATCGTATATCTCTTATTATCAATAAGAGTTACCTTTGCATCTTTAACATCATACAAATAAGCAGGTAAATGGATTGTAGCAATATGCATTAGTTCATCAATTAATGCAGGTTCTTTAGGATTTAATGATGAAACACCTTTTATTAAAGAGAATTTACCATCAAATTCTTTTCCTGTACCAAGAACTAATTTATCAATTCTTGGTAAATAATAACTATAACCAATCTCTGAAGCATCTTCAGTTGATACAACTAAAGTTGGTGTAGTTCCATTTCCACTTACAAAATCTCTACTTGTAAATGCAAATGGAGATTTTGTAGTAACTGTAAATTCAGGTACTCTAGGTCTAAAATCAAGAGTATCTGATGCTCTTACATTATTGGATAATAATGGAATATCTTTAGAATATCTATCTTTACTATATGAATTTACAGTAAAAAGATCTCCAGTATCATTAGTTGGTACTTTATATGAATCATAAACTATTAATACTTTTTTAGATGGTGCAGGAAGATTTCCTCTTCTAACTATTCTAGAATAATCACAATATTGTTCTCTATTACCACTATCTAAAGAATAACTATTTGTAATATTTAAATTATTACCTAAAGTTAATACTTGTAAACTAGTAGTAATATTAGATTCATCAAAAGTAACTAATTCTCCAACAGCAAACGTATTAGAATTTAAATATACAACCTCTACTTCAGTTGAAGATGGTAAATTTACAATTTGAGCAATTGCATTAGTTTCACTTCCTATAATTTTTTCACCTATAACCGCATTTGTATCTAATGACAATCCAGATACAAATGTTAATTTATCTAATGTTGGATTTGAAGTATCATTAGATTCTAAAACAGCAAGAACTTTATAGACATCAGGAACATTTAAAGATATTTCTCTATCCTCTACTCTTAAACCATAATATCTACTTGTTGTTAAACCACTAACAGCAGTTGATACTAAAGAATTAGTTTTATCAATTACAATTTGATTACTTCTACTAAATTGTTTTATTTTTTCTTTAATGACTTGTTTTTCAACTGTTACATTAACAGTAACATTAGTTGCAGTTGTTTTCGTTAATCCATCAATTTCTATTTCAGTAAATCCATTTACAAATGTAACTTGATCTTTAGTTAATGGTTCAATAGTTCCATCAGCATAGAATACAGAATACTTTTGAGTGTCAAAATTAGTAAAGAAAGAACTAGTTATACCTGTAATATTTGCTACAGATGCTGTTAATTTATTAGAATTAACACCTGCACCTGTAATTTGAGTAGTAACTGAAAGTTCAGAATTTGATAGATCTAAATTTGAAATATTAGGTGTTTCAATAGGACTATAAAGTCCTTCTGATTGATTATCAATTATTTCTCCAACTACTAAACTTATACCACTACCTGTAGCCACTCCAACAAAACCAGTACATACTCCTACAACACTACTAATACCAGCAACGGTTAATTCGGTTAAATCTGGAGAAATTTGTGTAACTTTATTGAAATTTGGTGCGTCACTAACTTTAAGACCCGTTCCTGAAAAATCTCCAGATTGATATCTAACTATTGATCCTAATTTAACCCCATTAAAAGTATTACCAGGAGATGTAATTTTTCCTAGCATTGGGGTTCCTTGTGGAAGCACTTCAATAGTACCATTAAACAATGGTACTTCTCTCAATAAAGTATCTGCTGTAAAATCTTTCTGAAGTCCAAGAGAAGTACTATCTTGATATACTGATTTTATATCATCAGAACCATACACTACAATATCTTCTACTGTTCTGGAATATTCCTCAGTCTCATTAACTAATAGTTTTTCACCAACAATAAAACTTCCTGATGTTTGGGATAGATTAATATAAACAGTAGATGTGGAAACAATATATCCAGTAGCACCACTACTTACACCTCTAATAAATGAACTAACAGGAGCAGCATCAGCATCTAAAGCAATATTTAATTTTAATTTTGTATATGTTTGTAAATCAAATAATCTTAAATCCCATTCACTAGAACTACCTTGAATGTCTGCTTTATATGGAGTATTTCTTAATCCAAATGAATATACTCTTGCTTGACCAATCTCAGTAGCAGGAGTACTTCCACCTAATGTGGTAGGTGGAGGACCATCTAGCGTCCCAGTATCTTTTCTTAGATCATACAATTTAATAATATTATTATTAGAATTATCAAGTGATATTAATGGAGTTCCTGCAACATTATTAACTCTAATTAGAGTTCCCATTTCAAATCCAATTTTTGCCTTATCTACTGTTTCTACATCTCTAGGTTTATCTGTATCTACAATTGTAGTTCCTGTTCTATTAACCCTATATCCTTTAATATATGCTTTACCAGACTCAATTTCTACACATGCTAAATCATCTGATGGTGTATTTCCTTGATCTGTAATTTGATTTGATTGGAAAATACCTTCATTTGAAATATTATCATTTAAAGATTCTGAAACATTAACATTGAAGTTGTCAAGAGAATAATTACCAGATTCTTCAAAAGTTCTATCAGCAAAATACTTAGCAATTAAAGAATATTGTGAAGAATCTTGTAATTTTTTAAGTTCACCCTCTCTTAATTTAACTAATTCAACAAAACTACCATCATTAAAATCAGTTAAAGACTTTTTAGCTAATGTTGTAGTAATTTTTAATCTATCTGCTCCTGGTGCAGCATAATTAGAAAATCCCCTAGCATTATCATATAAAGAATTATCCTCTTTTGCAGTGATAATTGATTCTAAGATATTTAAACCAACTCTATATGATGGATTATTTGAATATGGATCTAAAACTAAAGTATCAGCAGAAACATTTACAAAATTACCTCTAATAAAATAAACTCCATCTGCAATATATACTGCACATCCAGTAAAAGTAGCATTTGATGATATTAAATTAGCTACACTTTCCCCAATATCAATTGTTGTATTACCATAAGTTATACTACTTTGAGCCAATAAAGATTCTCCATCAGATAGTTTAGAATCTGAATTGTTATCATCCGCACTAAGATATTTAATGAATAACGTTACATCAGTTATATCTACTGAATCTGAAGGTAATTTATAATCGTTAACTAATACCTCAATCCCAGAATTTTGTCCTTTTAATTTTTTCCCTTTTAATTGATCAATATACAATGATACTGGAAGTCCAAGATGTTCAGAATCTAATTTTACTGAGAAATATTCATTATCATATTCAACATTACCAGGGATAACCATAGATCCCTCTTTAAAGATATGACTTCCAAAAGTGTCAATCTGATTTTGTAATATTGACTGTAAAGTCGTTAATTCTCTTGCTTGAACAGGTCTTCCTGGTCTGAATAAAACCCTATGAAAATTATTATCTTTATTAAAATCATCATAGTATGGATTTATATTTAAATTTGTTTTCTGTGGCATTTTTTTAGAATTCCAGGATTACTTTAATGTCTTCTTTTTGTCTCTTATCTCTAGTGATCAATGCTCTATTGTCCAGATAGATAATATCACCCGACTGATTATTTATCTCAGATGAAGATATTCCTTTTTCAAATTCAACCCCAAGCTCAATAACCTTATTTCCAGTTGGATTAGTAGTAATACCAGAGAAACTAGTATCTATAGTATATTCTCCACCTCCAGATATTTTAACTTTATCATCTTGAGTAGATTGGAAATTGTAAATTTTTCCAGTAGTATCTCCAAGTTTAGTAATTTCAGATCTATCAGTTTGATCACCAGTTGTTTGATTAAAATATAAAGATCTATCTTGATAATACTTTAAAACTGCAATTTTACCTGATGTATTATTTTTAATAACATCAAATGAAACAACATAAGCTCTTGCTTGACCAATTGTTACACCACCAGATTTAATATCTTGTTCAATTATATCACCTATACTGGGAGCAGCAGTATACTCACTTAAGTATAAGGATGATACTGAAGAAAATTCATTTTGGGTATATACTGATGTTGAACCAATTGAAGTTGGATTTTTAACTATTCCGATTTGTGCAAATTTAGAATCTATTGGAAAATCTTTAGTAGAATCATCAAATCTAGCATAAATTAAAACCCTATCTGCACCCAATTCTTTATATAAATCATACCCATGTCCTTTTGAAGGAGGTATAATGGGAATTAACTTTGCTTTTGTTTCACTAGGTACAGCAGATGAAATTTTACTTAAATCAACCATTCCATAAGTATAACCTTTACCACCAACAGAAATCTGAGTATTTGTTATCTTAGTTCCAATAACATCAACAATAACTTTTCCACCACTTCCATCTCCAACAATATTAAATTCTTGTCCCGTTGAACCAACATATCCGTTACCTTGATCCTCAATATATACTTTCTTAAGTTGATTATTATTAATATCAGAATTTCCACTATCTCTAACAGATTCTATTTGTGAATCTGTAGATGTTGACCAATCATTAGGGAGTGGTATGAATTCAGTAGCATCAAACTTTATAATATCACTTGGAGCAACAGTAAATAAGTATTTCCAAATATATCCATCATCAGTATCTCCTGTAGCAGAAGATGGTTCTAATCCTGTAAATAATGGTTCATTTTGTGATAAATTTCCTTCAGTATTAATTCCACTAGAACCATTATCAATACAACTATAAACATTAAAATCTTTATTAATTACATAATATTTTGCGTCATATAATCTAGAAGATTTTGTTTTTGGTGATAAATTATTAACACTATAATCGTGCCGATATATTTCATATTGAGTTCCTTTAGTCCAAGTTTGTTTTCTAATAACTCTTCTAGCATTATCAATATTAATTTTTCTACCAAAAATCATAGTATCTTTACTATGATTTAAATAATTAATATTATCTGTAGGATTTGGTCTAGTGCCATCAGAATTCCAATCACTACTAGATGCTCTTCCAAAAGCATTACTAATACCAGGATTTGATAAACCTACAAACACATAATAAGAATTTGAGGTGTCACTAATATCCCCCAAAAAATTACTAGCATTATTGATTCTAAACTGGTCTGTTACAATTGCCGCCATCTTTTATAGCTTTTTTCTTTATTTATACGGGTTATGTTGGATTATTTATTCCACCAGTATTTCTAAATCCAGCATTCCTTCTTTGAATTGTCGGGAATGTTGATAGACCAGAAATTATTTTAGATGTAACTCCTATTGATATTGGATTAGAACCTCTAGCAAAATTACTTAATCTACCCCAAGTAAACTTACCACAAATACCAGTAGTTGCAATTCCAACAATATTAGATCCAGAATCAACATTAACTACAAACTCTGCATTTGTACCAACAGAACTTAAACTTCTAACATAATAGATATTATCCAAATAAGTAGTTCCTATTCCAACTACAGCACTATTTCCATCTTCATCAATAGAGGTTACTCCACTTCCAACAGAAGTATCATAAATGTAAATTGGATATCCATTATTCAAATCATTAAATGTTCCATCCCCTATCTTAGCAAAGAATTTTAATCCTGATGGATTACCTGCAGTTCCTGTAGTTGATGTTATTCCAGTAATTATTCCACTAAATCCTGCAGTAGCAGCAATACCTGTAATTACTTCATTAGATCCTTTTGGTGTTGCAACAATAACTTTTGGTGGATTTGATCTAGTATATCCTACTCCAGGATTTGTAACACTAACAGAAGTAATAGATCCATTAGTTATTGTTGCTGTTGCTGTTGCAATTTCTCCTGTTCCAATTGTTCCATCATCCTTTATGAAAGTGGTAATACCTGTAGTAGGAATACCAACTGAAATAGATGTTGTTGCTCCAACATAACCAGAACCACCATCAACAATTGAAATAGAGATAACAGTGCCAGTATCTGAAACAATAGCAGTAAGAGCAGCACCTACTAAATTTTGCGAATATGGGAAAATTATAGAATCTATACTTAATGGAGTTTCTTTTTCATAATTAAATAAACTTAAATTATCTACAAAAACTTCAGTATCTGTTGCTGATAAATCTCCAATAATTTTTGCTTCAGGGAAAACTAAAGGTTCAATAGAAGGTCTTGATTTATAAACAACATTACCATTAACAACTTTATCAATTTTTTGCTTAATCCAAGTTAATGGTCTATCAACTTCATCATTAATACCAACATCATAATAAAGATTAGTTTCAACAGTATCTGCTGTTGTAATACCAACAATAGTTCTTGGTTCTTGATCAAGAATTCCTACTCGTCTACCGTTTCTATCAAGGTATTTCTCATTTTTAAGAATTTGAATATCATCACCTGTTTTTAATGTTTCTATAACATCAGTATAAACAACATCCACATTATTTGTACCTTTATAGAAGAAAATTGCAATATCATCATTTTCATCTGGTGGTTCACTAAAGATGAAAGTTGTTCCACCATCATAAACATAAGATTCTCCTGGAACCTGCAAAATACCATTAACGAATATTAATAATAATGATCGTATATCTATTAACTGTGAATCAATATCATTAGAATCTACTTGGAAAGCAACTAATTCTCCATTAAAGTTTAATGGGAATCTTGTTCTTATACCGTTTTGCAATGATTGTATAGAATCAATGTAATCAAATTCTCCAACATTCCATAATGAGAATTGATCAGTAAATGTACTATTTACAGTAAATTCTAAATTGGTTAATGGTGATGATAATCCTACATCAGTTACTAATCCTACCTTATTAATATCTTCTCCACTGAATAATGGTCTGAATACATCACCCTTTCTAAATCCATATCCTTTTCTTGTAAATTCAAAAGATTTAACTTCATATAATGTAGATCCAATACCAGTTGTAGAAGTAGGACCAACATCAATAGAAACTAATAAAGATTTACCAGTATCTGTCGTTGCACCAAGACCTAATCTAGATACTCCAACTATTTCAATATTTTCATAAGATGGTGATGGTGGCATTATAATTGGATTAACATATCCACTACCACCACTAACAACATCAAATGTTAAAGTACCACCAATACCAACAGAAGCTCTAATTATTGCTCCAGTTCCAGCTCCTCCACCAGGTCCAATATTTACAGTAATATTATTTGAATCTGCTTCGGTTATTGTTAATGTTGCACCAGAAGCAGGATCCTTTCCTGAACGTGGATATGTCTTATCAGATTCATATCCATCTAAAGAACAATTAAATACTAACCCATCATTAGCAATTGATAATGTATTAGCAGATCGTTTAACAGCACCTGCAACACCAGATACAAAAGTATGAATACCAGTATTAGATGATGGAATACTATCAAGAACAGTAATCTCAAAGGTATCTCCACCAGATACATTTGAAATTGGAACCCACTTACCACTAATAGGGTCACCTTCTCTAGGATAATGATGTTTAGAAATACTGCCGTCTGGATTAACATGATTATCTTTATCACAAGAAAATGTGACTCCAAGATTATCAATTTTAACTAATTGACCATTTGCAAGTGCAGGACTAGGTGTTGCTTCTAATTTAACAGTCATAATACCTACAGTTGCATTATATTGCGTTCCTGTGACCGCCTTATGAGAATCAGATGTAAGGAGACCATGATTTGGTTTTGTTAATACTAGAACGCCCGTATGGGATGTATACGAAGCATCTGTGGGTGCAAATGATGCATTGGCACCAATACCATTTGCAGCAATTGTTACTGAATTTGCACTAGAACTTACAAATCTATGATCAAATGCAGCATCTGTTACCCCAATAGATATGAAACCGTCTCCAGTTGTACTTAATCCAGAACTATATCCAGATCCATTAAAATCAGTAGTTCCTAAACCAACAGATACAATAGACTTACTTGCACCAATAACTGCTGTTACTGCTGCTCCAACCAAAGGTGCTATACCCAGTCCACCTGTAGATGCTATAGATATAATTTGACCAGATCTAGGAAGTTGATTTTGATTAATATCAACCTCACTTATTATTTGTTCTCCATTATAAGAAGTAATACCAGTATATACTACAGTAGTAATACCTGCAGAAGTATCTGCTTCAAAGAAATAATTATTACCTAAATTATTATCAGTTGTTGGTTTTTGGAAGAATCCATTAATAGACATTAAGGTGCTTCCTGTAGAAAGTCCGACTGTATTAATACCATTAGAAGTTACTACAAACTTTTTATCAATACCCGTAAATTGATTTGATATATCATCAAATATCATATTAGATGAATAATCCTGCCTTAAATAGACTCTACCACTAAAGTTTGATTTTCCAGTATCTCTATTAGATTCTGATTTTGCATCCTCATTATCTCCTCTTGGAGTATTTGTAAAATAAAGTGTATCTCCAATAATATTATATCCACCTTTATATAATCTAACAGCAGATCCATCAGAATGGGTTGCTGCTAATGTTCCTACAGAACCTCTTTCTACTTCAAGAAGATTAACAGATCCTTCAAAACCAATTGGACCAACATTAGTGGTTCCAACTCCAACATTGCGAATTATCATATATTCATTATCAACACTTAAAATATCATCAATAAGTATTGTTGAAATACCAGAAACAGAAATAATAGATGTAGATATAGAAACCTGACCACTAACATTATTAG